GAAAACAACGGCATAATCAGCGCCAAAAAATAATGAATTAAAGTGCTCACGCGTACGCATTAAGCGATCTAAGGTATTACTATCAGCAGCAACAGCGCAGACAAACGAATTTTTGGAACCCTGGCCCCGGCCGGGGTTTTTTGTTGCTCAAATCCTTGAGAAGACGCTGTAGCAAAAGGGGGCATTATGGTCGGGAACTTACTCGCCGTTAGCGCAGGCGCGGCATCTTCAGCAGGTTCATTGTTGTCCGGTCCGATGGCCGGCATCAATTATGGGGTGTTATTCGGTGCCTTTGCGGGGGCTGTTTATTATGTTGCCAGCGCCGTCGATCTCAGACTGATTGTGCGTGCAGCCTATTTCGTTGTCTCGTGGATTGTGGGGGTGTTTGGCTCAGGGCTGGCAGGTGCCAAGCTGGAACAGTTATCGGGCTACACCGACCGTCCGCTGGATGGGCTGGGAGCCATATTACTTTCCGCCGTGGCAATCAAAACCTTAACCTTATTCAGTGAGCATGATCCGGTCAGTTGGCTGGCACGCCTTAAAGGAGGTTTCCATGGTAACAAATGATCCTCTGGTACTCACCAATGTCGTCACGGCCACCGCCATCGCGCTGCGGCTCATGATGTTCCGCAAACCAGGCGCCCACCACCAATGGTGGGCATCGTGGCTGGCTTACTTAATTGTGCTGTCCTATGCGTCGATTCCTTTCCGCTATTTCTTTGATGCTTACGCCCATGCCAGCTGGGCGTCGGTGACGGTTAACCTGATTTTTGCCGCGGCCGTGTTTCGGGCCAAAGGCAATGTGGCGCTGATTTTTGCCGTGCTGCGACCACAGAAATAGGTTAACCGTCACTCTTTCACCCCTGGCGGCAACGTCAGGGCTTTATCGATACGGCGGTTACTGCCGGTCAGGGCTTGAGTGAGCTGGCGATCCAGTTTTTTGCAGGCCTCGCGATAGCGTAGGGCCCGGCGTTGTCGTGAGTTCATCAGTGCACCTCTTCAAGGAGAGTATCGGTAAACTAACCTTAGAAGGGGTTTTAATATGCGTCAAACGCATTAAGTGGCGTAGGAGGGAACAAAACCCGCCGGAAGCGGGTTGCACAGAGACTTAGCCATGGCGGCGGAACTGTTGCGACTGGCTGAGCATCACCCGGCCGGCCACATGCAGCATCGCCATCTCCTCAGCGGAAATCGTCCACTCTTTATAGCGGGGGTTATCGGAAATGACAAACAGTTCTGACTTCACTTTTTGCAGGCGTTTTACGAACATATCGCCATTGAAATCAAAAACGTAAATCCCATCACCATCGAAGAAGGGGACGCTGACGTCGACAAAAATCAGATCGCCAGGTTCAATGGTCCCTTCCATGCTGTCGCCCCGGACGTTTATCAATTTAACAATGGCCTCAGGTTTATTGCCAAAAATAACGCTGGCTTCCTTCCGCACATATTCAATAGATCTAATGACCTGAACCACTTCTCTGGCCGGTGAACCCTCACCCGCACTGGCAGAAACATCAAGGACGTCAACACGATACACATCATCTCTCCCCATTTCGGTTAACGAAGATACACTGTATAAATCACCAGTATTCTTCAGCTCTCCTGATGAGAATAGCGCAGAAATCGGCACTGCGAGGGCATCCGCCAATTTTTGTAGCAACGCATCGCTGTATCCCTGCACCCCGCGTTCCAGTCTGGACAGGTTCCCGACATCACTTCCTACCTGCATTGCTAACGCGTTGAGCGTCATCTTCTTCGCTTTGCGAAGCTGTCTGATTCTTTCTCCGGGTTTCATTAAGCGTTCACACCTTTTTTATGCGTTTTACACAAATCGCCTTGCGCAATAAAATACTGCCTACTAATATGCGTATAACGCATTAAATAACGTCTCCACGCAACATCTGAAGCCGTTACGCTCTTTACACAATCTGGCCGCGCCGATACAGGTGCCTGTAAACCTCGCAATTAACCTGCCTGTCGATCATTTTTCCACAGGTGAAAAATGATTCCTACGCATTTTTCAGCCAGCCTTGCTGTCTGATACTCATTTTTTGCGTCAAGAGGAGTATTTACCATGAGTCAGATAGTTTCCATCCTAAAGTATGAAGAAGGGTATCGCGACGTTCCCTTTATAGACACCCTGGGCTATCCCACCGTGGGCGCAGGGATCAAAATCGGTCCAAAAGGCGCGGCCCTGACCAGCTATATCTTCAAAGTGCCGGCGCCGGTCGGTGAGCTGTGGATGCAGATGTTGGTCGAGAGCAAAATTTTTGAGCTAAAGCAGCGCCCACTGCTTGCCGATGCGCTTCGCCAGTGCAATGAGGCGCGGGCCGACATCCTTTACAGCATGGCCTATCAAATGGGGGTGGAAGGGCTGTCGGGATTCAAAGAGAGCCTGAAAGCGATGTCACGCGGCGACTTTTCCTCTGCGGCAGACGGCATGCTGAACAGCCTCTGGGCCAGGCAGACGCCGGCCCGGGCGAAACGTCATGCTGCGGTGATGCGCAGCGGCACCTACGACTGCTATCGGGGGTTGCTATGAAATTCGCCCTCTATCTCTGCGCCATCCTGATGACCATTCTGCTGCTGTTAACGATCCGCAAGTACAGCTCGGTTGAGTTTGTGCATCATGCCAGGCTGCTGTTCAAAACCTGGTCGGTGTGGCTGGCTTCAGCCGGATCGGTGATCAGCGCCTGGGTGCAATCCTTTCCTGATTCCGCGATGCGCGCCTGGCAGCTGTTACCGCCCGATGCCAAAAGCGTTATTCCCCCCAACTACCTCGGCATGATTGGGGCATTTATGGTGGCGATGGCGGTAATGGCGCAGTTTGTCCGCCAGCGGCCGTTAGCGACTGAACGAGAGAAACTCGATTGCGGAGAACACACATGAATCGTCTGCAACTACTGGGGGCGGGATGGCGTTTGCTGTCCGGCCTCCGCACCCCGAGGCAAAATGAGGACATTATCATGACTGATACCACCACGATCCCCGAAGAGAGCAACGGCCCGTTAACCAGCAATACCCAAACTCGCCAGGTCACGGTAATCACCAATGACGTGGTGCTGGAAAAAGTCGGCGAGTTGCTGAGCTCGGTCGGGCACAACATCGATGAGTACGCCGAAATCGTCGCGCTGGCCAAGAAGCTGGTAACAAAATAGCGTTACCGGCACTGAATCGCTTTTATCTCCAGGCGGCCTGGCCGCCATCACTCTTATACCCTGCAACGTAACGTCCCATCTCCATCTCCATCTCCATCCTGCCCGTCACGGGCATCTCACTGGACGTAACCATCCATCCGGAGGTCTTTATGATCGAAGTAAACTGCTTTGCTGATTTGCGAACCACTGCGCCAACGAAAGCCGGTGATATTGCGGCACTCAAACGCTACTACGACAAGGATTCCAGTTTTCATGGCGGCGGCGACTTTGTCGGCTTCCTCGGCACCACCACGCTGAGTGATGACGGCGGCTCGATGGCGAAGGGCAGCACCTTCTACTGGAAGCGCATCATTAATGACACCGAACAGGTGAATTTGTACCATTTTGGCGCGAAAGGTGACGGCGTCACCGACGATACCGACGCCTTTAAGCGGATGTTTAGCTGGTCGCAAGGCTATGATGTTAATGCAAAAGATATTGGCGTGCGTTTCCCAGCAGGCAAGTTTTTAATCTCGCCTGTCGACCTCAGCGCCAGCGAAATCCCGTGTTTCGCTTTGTACGGTGACGACGCGCCGTATGGCGTCACACCCAGAACGGTGATTATTTCTGACAAATCGATCAACACGGTGTTCAAGGTGAATGCCCGCCGGACCATCATTCGCGGCATCAGCTGGAACGGCCAGGCCACGGCGGATACGGCCAGCAATACCGGGGCGATCACCGCGGACATGCTGTCCAACGTGCAGCCGTTCTTTGAGAACACCACCATTGAAGGGGAGTTCGTTAATATCCGCTGCTTCCGCGTGCAGTATAACGGCGGCACGGCGGTGAAACTGCTGGATACCCTCGACACGCGATTCGATCAAATCTATTCGCAAAATACCTATGCTCGGGTATTTGACGTCAGCTGGTCAACCTCGCCA